TTTTTTTCTTGAAAATTTTGATACCTTTTGGAAAGCGTACAAAAGCATACCTACATCAATGCGTGTTGTATCGCAATCCAGAAAGCTCGCAGAGGCGCAGTTTATGAAATTAAGTAAAAACATACAGACAAGACTCTTACAATGCCTTGAAGCCGATATAAGAGCCAGATCAAAGCAATTAAAGTCTGATAACTTTACTCCATTGTTTCCTGATTGCTTCAGATGGATTAAAAACGGCCAGTATGAACAATATTTAGAGTTGCCAACTGTTAAGAAAACAGCTACGTTTAAAAAACCTAAAAACACCCCTTTTTAACAACACACATGAAAAGCTATAAACGTGCAGCTATAGACAGGGAAATTACATTCAACATTCCTGACTACGAATGTTTTGCATGTAACGACACAGGAATAGTCCACAATTCAGACGGGCTTATAAACAATCATTACCCTGACTACGACATATCGGAAGACGGCAGAAGATCCACTGGTTCTGATTTAGCTCTTATCTGTCATTGTCAAAAAGCAAATACAACTTACGATATAGACGGCTCTATTATCTCTCATGGTTTTAGAACTGAGACTGGTGAGATTAAGAATAATCTTGGTGTAGAGATTCCTATAGATGTTGCCAGAGACATTCACAACATCAGAAAAAAAGGCTGGATTAACACACAAAAGCTTATGAATAAAATTATTGCTAAAAACATTAAGCAAAAGAAAACTAGCTTACCGCCAGAAGTGCAAAAAGTTAAGGATCAATTAAGAACTTTTACTATGAAATCATTATGAAATTAGACCCAGAATCTTCTTTACCTCTTGATACTTTAAAGGGTGCTTATGTATATAAATACATAAAAGTGGGTGGAGTAGAAAAAGAAGTTCAATATCGTATTTATAATTTTTCTATTGAATTTGGTACTTTATTTGAAAACCCAAAAAATGAGTGGGAACGGACTGGATACGAATTACATTATGTCTGTGTTCAATTAATACCTTTTGAAGATGGAAAATGGAATACAGATAAATTAATTGGTATGACTATAGAAGATCTTAAAGATTACACAATTCAATTACACAGTGGTCGTCCAAAGGAGTGGGGATTATAATGATTGAATTTCCTAAAAATCCTTATAATGGGATGATTTTTTGGTTTCAAGAAACAAACCAGACTTTTGAATATTGGTATGATGAAGGTGTGGATAAATGGTTTGATATTACAAATGAGAAACTAATCTCAGATGAATTAAGAGACTTTTTATTTAAAAAAAATGACTAAATCGGTTAACCATCTAACAGAAAACAAAATAAAAGCAGCACAGTCAAGAATAACTGAGTTAAAAATTTTATTAAAACACTGGGAAAAGCAAGAAAAATCGACAAAAACCAGCAATTCAAGCTACATTTAGACTAATAAAAACCTTAATTTAGTGGCTAACGGAAGAACTAGCAAGAATGAGCATGAGTTTAGAGTCAACAAAGTTGCAAAGCTTTTGTCTGTTGGCACTGTTAGATCTGAGATAAGTCATTTTGCATCAAGTGAATGGGGTGTAAGTCAAAGATCTATTGATAGATATATTCAAGAAGCAACAGCAATCCTTAAGCAAGATTTTGATATCGACCGTAGACAATTTACGGCTGAAGTATTAGCTCAATATGCATCATTAGCAAAAGAGGCTAGGAAATCAGGGCAGCTAACAGTGGCTTTGGGCTGTATAAACTCAATGGCAAAAGTAGCACAGGTGATGTCTTGAGCATACTTAGCAGAGAAGGTTCTGTTTTAGATCACATAGGTAGCCACAGCATTGATATTAATACTGATGAGCTACTAAATCGCATCAGAACAGATTTACACCCACCACAACAACAGTTCTTTGATAACCAATCAGAAATTGTAGGTTTATCGGCTGGTTATGGTGCTGGTAAAACTAGAGCTTTATGCAGTATGGCTATAAAACTAGCAGCACAGAATATTGGATATATCGGGGCTGTTATGGAACCAACTGCCCCATTAATCAGAGACATTTGGCAAACAGATTTTGAACAGTTCCTTGAGCAGTATGAAATACCTTATACCTTTAGAGCTAGTCCACTACCTGAGTACACAATCCATTTCCAAGAAGGAGATAGCAAGCTATTATGTAGATCTTTTGAAAACTGGTCAAGAATAATAGGTTTAAATTTATCTCATGTCTTAGTTGATGAAATAGATGTTGTTAGTCCATCTATTGCAAACAGAGCCTTCCCTAAAATACTTGGACGACTTAGGGCTGGTAATGTCAGGCAGTTCTGTGCAGCTTCAACACCAGAGGGCTTTCGCTGGTTATATAACACCTTTGGTACTGATGAAGCAAAGGAACGCAAGGACAGGCATTTAATCAAGATGAGGACGCAAGATAATCCACACTTACCAGAAGATTTTATAGAACGCATGCAGGCAAACTATGATCCATCAATGTTACAGGCATATCTCAATGGTGAGTTTGTAAACCTTACAACTGGTCAGGTTTATGACCGCTTTGACAGATCACAAAATGTAATAACAGAAAAACCAGAGATACAGATAGAACCATTACGGATTGGTATCGACTTCAACATAGGCAACATGAACGCTGTTATTGGAATTGTAAAAGATCAAAAATTATTAATATTTGATGAAATAACTAAAGCTCATGACACAGATGCACTTGCTCAAGAAATAAAAGCCAGATACCCTTACAATAAAATATATATTTACCCAGATGCCAGTGGAGGAAACAGAAGTACGTACAGGCTCTTTTATGTAACGGCAAAGGGGAAACCCGTTTACATATCCATGCCAGTTGCAGAAAGTTAATAGAATCAATGGAACTACAGTCATACAATGAAAAGGGAGAACCAGATAAAGAGTCTGGATATGATCACATGGCTGACTGTTTAGGATATTTAATCTGGAGAGAGTTCAATCCATTGTTTGCTCGTGCAGGGCGACCAACAGGAATTAGAATATATTAAAGACATGGTACTATGAGGCAAAACTGTGTATAGCTCACTAAATATTTACAATCAGTCGATAACACAAGCTGTCACAACGGTAGCAAGTCCTAATGCGGCATATCAACGCATGGCGCAGTTTTGGGATCTAATTGCAGATTTAAAAGAAGGTACTTATAAAATTAGATCAAAGCATAGAAAATATCTTCCACAGTTAGAAAGAGAAGTAGATGATAGCTATGATCGCAGGCTTGCTAGATCAACAGTAGTTCCATATTTACAACGAATAGAGAAGATGCTTTCTGGAATGTTAGTTAGAAAACCAATTCGTTTAGATGACGTTTCAGATCTTGTTCGTGAGCAGCTATTTGATGTAGATTTAGAAGGTAATGATTTAAATATCTGGCTATATCAAACGGCAAGAACAGTCATATCTTTTGGTCATGTAGGTGTTTTAGTAGACGCACCAAAGGAAGGTGAAAAAGCAAGGCCATACTGGGTAACATATAAACCAGAAGATATTCTAGGCTGGAGAACTGAGGTCATAGAAGGAGCAAGAGAACTTACACAGGTACGATTATTAGAAAGAGTTATTGAATCTGATGGTAAATATGGAGAAAAAACAATAACGCAGATTAGAGTTTTAGAGCGTGGCAGATATGAAATTCATAGAAAAGACGACAAGAAGGGTGAATATAAATTGTTTGAAGAGGGTGAAATGAGCCTTAAAGACAAGATTCCTTTTACTGTTGCCTATTCCAACAGAGTTGGATATTTCGAGAGCCGTAGCCCTTTATATGACATAGCGGAGTTAAATCTAAAACATTATCAAATACAATCTGATCTTGATAACATTTTGCATATAAGTTCTGTTCCCTTGCTTGCAGTTTTTGGTTATCCAAATGCAGATGAGATTACAACTGGCCCTAGTGAAGCTTTATCATTACCGCCAGAGTCCAGAATGGAATATATCAGTCCATCAGGTGATAGCTATGATAGTCAATTCAAAAGGCTTGATGACATTAAAGAACAGATAAACACTTTGTCACTAGCTGCGGTATTAGGGCAGAAGTTAGTTGGTGAGACAGCCGAAGCCAAGCGGATAGACCGTTCACAGAATGACAGCACAATGATGGTTGTTGCCCAGCAGATGCAAGACTTAATTGATAACTGCCTTAAGTTTCATAGTGAATATCTCAATGAACCTAATGCTGGCAGTTCTTTTGTTAATAGAGACTTTGTAACAGCAAGACTAGAGCCACAAGAAATACAGGCATATTTGCAACTGTTTACTGCTGGTACTATTAGTCAGGAGACATTGCTAAATCAACTATCGGCTGGAGAGATTCTTGGTGATGACTTTGACGTAGAGGATGAAATAGAAACCACACAGAATGGTGGCCTTACAGAAAGAGAAGCTCCAGACATAGAAGATGATGAAGAGACAGAAGAGGCGGCTTGATGAATGAGTACACCAGAAGCATTTTTTCGTGAGACTATTGATTTAAACAGATATAGTAACGCTGTTGCAAAAGATTTTCAGAAGGCATACAATGATGTAATTTTAACGGCAGCGAAAAAACTAAAGCAAATAAATATAAGACAAGCCGAAGCTGGAGCAGGGGTTATTGTTGCACCACAGACAAGAAAAAGATTAAGGGCAATAATTCAACAGTCAAAAATAAGTTTAGATACTTGGTCAAGGATTACAACAAAGCAGATGATAAAAGAGATTGAAGGTTTAGCGGAAGTACAGGCTGGATTCATAGAAAATGAACTTAAGAAAGTTGTAAAGTCTGGTGATGTACCAATAAATTCTGTTGCTGTTAGTAGAAAATATGCAGAATCTTTTGTAAAAACAGATCCAACACAAACAAATATTTTTACCAGTAAGGAATTTACAGAAGATGATTTTAAAAAGTTTGGTTCTGGAAAGTTTGAACTTACTGCAAGACAGGGAGCAATGCAGACTCTTCCTAATGGGCAAACAGTCGAGAAAGCATTTAGAGGGATCGCAGAAAGGCAAAAAGATGCTTTAGCAAGACATATCAGGCAAGGGGTTTTTAGTGGAGAATCAACAGCAGAGATAGCAAGACGCATGGTTGGCAGACTTGAATTTGGACAGAAAGGAAGTGTAAGACAAATTGCAGCCGCAGGGGGAGAACTTACAAAACTTGCAAACTATCAGGTGCAAACAATAGTAAGAACATCTGTAAATCAAGTACAGAATCAAGCATCACAGGCTGTATATGCAGCTAATAGTAAAGTAGCTCCAAAATATGAATATGTTGCAACTCTGGACAGTAGAACAAGTCCTATTTGTAGAAGGCTTGATGGACAGGAGTTTGCATATAACAAAGGGCCAACACCACCACAGCACTTTAATTGTCGATCTACTACTGTTCCTGTGGTTGACTTTGATGGATTGCAGAAGAAATATCCAAGCATGGAAAAGCCACCAGTAGGCAAGGTTGTTACACGACCTACAGGAGAGGGAACTGGCAGAGTACCACAGGGAACAGCTTATGGTGATTGGTTATTGAAGCAAGATAAAAAGCTACAGGTTAAAACTTTAGGCAATGAAGGGAAGGTTAATTATTTTAAAAGGTTGGCAAAGAAGGAAGGATCAGGACAGAAGGCGATTAGAAAACTTGTAAGGGAAGATGGCAGCGAGAGAAGTCTTAAGGACTTGCAAAAGTTGTATGGCAAGCCTAGTGATATAACAATCAAGATACCTGAGCCAAAACCTGTCTCTAAGCCTGTTGCTTTTGAAAGAAGGTTAGTAGATTCAAGTCCAGACCAATTAAGGAAAGATGGCAGGGCATTAATGAATGAAGTAGGTGAGTTTGACACAGTAAAACTTAAAAAATTAAATGATAACTTTAGATTGGCTGCGGCAAAAACTGGTTCTAATTTAAAACCAGAACTAGCAGATAAACTAGCGGCAGACTTTGAAAAAGCTAAAAATGAATATCTAAATTATCGTGGTCAGATTTTACAAAAATTTGAAAAATTAAAAAATAAAATGCTGGAAACTCCTTTAAGTCAATCTCAAATAGATCAATTTGTAAAAAATACAAAGATTACGACATGGCAAGCTGCACAAAAAACACAGATTAGGGGTTACTTAAGCGAATATATAAGAATGTTTAATGGTAATGGTTTTATTGCGGCTCCTAATGGTGTTCCACCTATTACAAAGATAGGTAAAGCACAGAGGGCATCAAACAGTTACTGGAAAGGTCAGATGTCAACAAGCGGTGGTAGAACTGTAAGCAAATCAACTACTTTCCATGAAATAACGCACTCAGTAGAGGTAATGAACCCTAAATTAAATAATTACATGAATGAGTGGAAATTTAAAAAAGGATTTAGCGACAATGCAAAAATAAAAGAAGTTATCCACAATAAAAAAGCTTACGCAGGGTCTGGGGCATCTGACTTAGCAAAGAAAAAACCAGTATATAAGCTAAAAGATATTACTCGTATTAATTATGATGCTAGGGAAAAAGCATTTGTTGACAAATATTTAGACCCTTACATGGGAAAAATATATGAGCCAGATACTTTTGTTAAAAGGTTTGGAATTGAAGGCGCACCAGAATCTTCAGAGGTTTTAACAATGACAGTTCAACAATTTGCTGATGTAGAAAATATGCCAAGAATATTAGCTGATCACCCCGATCTTTTTGAACTTATTGTTGGTATGTCTAGGGCAAAGGGTCTGTAGAAAGCCCAGTAGGATAGCTTTTTAAATCTTCTACCGCTTGAAGTCTTGATTTTTCTGGTATTTTTACGTTTAAAAGTCCAACTGAATCAACGGCTGCATTGATAACATCTGCAATATCACAACTGTCTTTATCAAACAAATGACCATGAACTCCAAAAAGTCCTTCTTTTACATCATTATTCCAAAACTCAACAGCATCTTTTGACCCTATA